GAAGGTATTTCTTTCCACCCGAGACGTTGCCGCCATGCTGAATGCCACCGTCGCCGGAACGGGTCAGAACCTTGGCCTCCAACGGAGCGGCTGCGTAATACTGCGGGGCCGGATTTCCCGGGGCCATTGAGTAATCAAACCAGACACCCGCCACTGTCGTGACAGCAGGCACCTTTCGATAGGTCACATAGGTGGAGTTGCCAGCAATCTCAGCGTCTACAAACGCTGCTATATTGGCAAAGCCTGCCATTTAGCTAGCCACCTTGCTCTCGCCGTAAGCCGTCGCATACAGGCTAGCCACAATCCCGCCGTTGCACTCGCAGCCGCGTTTGAACTCGTCGCGCTCGCGCTTTACTTCGACACCGCACTCTTTGCAGGAATATCGGGTCTCAGGCTTTGGTTTTGGGGTGGTAATCACTCGTTAAGCCTCAGTTTGGTGTGGTCGCACTAGATCAAGATTCAGTGACGTCCAAAGCTCCGGCAGCGAATTGTGGTTGGATTCCGTTAGCCACCGCAAGCGATGATGTCAGCGCGCCTGCGTACAGGACCAACCCCGTGCCGCTCGCATCCGTGCCGATAGCGACATGCGTCAGCGTAGCGCCCGAAGCACCACACTGTGCGAATTGTGCGAGTGCAGCGTTAGCCGTAGCGCCAGACGATGGCACATCCCAGCCTGACGTGGTGCGAGCCACTGCAATGCGGGCATAGTTCGTATATGCCGTCTCGTTCGTCGTCTGCGAGCCACCCACACCCGGATCTGCGGTGTGCAGGGACAGATAGAGGTTCGTGGACGGTGACGTGCTGTCATTTTCCGCGATGTTGTTCCACGTCGTCGCGTTGAAAATCAGCGCCAGGATTGAGTTACTGGCAGATGTGCTTTTAGGCATTACGAGATTCCTTGTGCGCGCCCATCAGGGCCTCTGAGGATTTGCTTTGGCTTGGACAGTGCGGAGGCAAGCGCCTCCTGACCCCGCCCGATGGCGAGAAGGCCAGCGCCCAAGGCTTCCATGGTCTTGTCAGGCTTCACGGGCTGCATGACTTCCTGAGACGCCTTCGCGCTCTCGCGGGCCTCGTGCCTTTCGGCCTCCATGCCCTTGAACTCGAAGTCCATCTGCTTGGCCTGCATGTTGAATTCAAGGTCCGCCAGCTTCTCCTGGCGCTTGATCTCCAGCATGGCCTGCGCCTTGCCGGTCTCAATCTCGGCCTGACGGTTCAGGCGCTCCATGTCATACTTGAATTGCAGGTCGGCCAGTTGCATGGCCCGCTCAGTCTTGCGCTTGTCCGCTTCGTCTTGGCGAAGTAGCTCCTGAGCATCCGCCTGTGCCTGCATCTCAAGCTCTTGCTGCTTGGCCTGCATCTGCATAGCGGCCTTGGCCTGCTCGGCTTGCATGGCTTGGTCAGGCTGCTGTGACTGCTGCTCCTGCGCTTGGCGGAGCTTGTCCAGCAATAACTTCTTCTTCGGCAGCGAAGACGCCTCAATCAGCACATCAGGCGGAATTGGCATCCCCGCCTGTACCAACTCGGCAAGCCGCTGGAACTGCTCCTCCTGAATGACTGCCGTGTCAGGGGTAGAGTCGATGACGATGTCCACGTCCATCTCAGCCGGGTTGTTCGCCTTCATGACAGGCTGGCCGGTCATCGGGTCCACCTGTGGCATACCCGTCTGCGGGTCGATAACCGGTTCCGGCATGTTCAGCCCGACAAAGCGCGGGGCGTTCTCATCATCCGTGACCCTGATCCACTTTGGCCCGGTCCAGAACTGCTTGATGGACTCCCACATCGCCCGATAGCAACGCAGTTTCCAGTCATCAAAGCCTGCCAGCAACGGAGCCTGCTCGGTCATGCCAGCCTGTTGCTCGGCAAGGATAGCCCTGCCCGACTGAGACTGACCGCCACGGCCTACAATGCCCGGTGTCGGGGACTGACGGCGCATCTCTTCCTTGGCATCGCGCAGAAGCTCAAGGTGGGCGGGCGTAAGCTGCCGGTCGCCCAACTCCTCAATCTGGCCTTCGCGGGCCTCAATGATGCCGTCAGGCTTGGCCCATTCCTTGCGAACCGCATCAACGTCCAGAACCCCAGGCTCTACCCGAAGCTTGGCCACGTTCAGCAGGTGGATCGCCTTCGACCGGCCCTTGTTGATCGCATCCTGCGGGCTGATCATGTCCTTGACCGCGCCGTATCGCTGGTTGTCGATGTCGACGTAGGCGGACTGAGCCAAGATTGGGTTGCGTGGCTGCTTGGTCTTGGAGTCGAGGTACTGGCTTGGACCTTCTTCCAAGACCCCGCCATAAACGAAAACGCACTTGTTCCAGATGCCGCCACGTCGGCTGTACATCTCAAAGCACATGATGCGGCGGGACTTCACGTCAATCCATGACCAGCCGTCCTTGGGCCGGTCCTTGAACGTGTCGCCGGTTGTAGCGATGTCAAAGGACTGCTTGATCTTGTCTTCAGCGTCTGGGTACAGGTCAATGAGATCCTGCTCATCCATCCACTTGGCGATACCCATGTAGCGCGCGTCCATGAAGTCACGGTCGCGGCTGTAGGGGTCGTAGAAGAACTCTTCCGGCCTGATGCGCCGAATGCCAGGCTCTTGGCCCTCGTTGATCTCGTTGATGCCAGCGACCACGCCCCAGATGAGGAAGTCCTGCAGGCATTCACGAGCCGTTGCATTAAACCGGGTCACGTCGCTGACGTAGCGCAGGCCGTCAGTGGCTACTTCTGCAGCCTCTTGGTCCTGTGGGGTTCGGCCCCAGCCCTTCGGGTCTGTGCGGCCACGCTCCACGATTCCAATGATGGCATTAATGGCGGGCTTGATGTGGTTGAACGCAAGGGCTGGCTGGCCACGGGCCTCGAGGACCCTGCGCTCTGTGTCCGTCCACTGGTCGCCGTCGTAGTACCGCTGGAAGACCTGAGCCGCGCGCCTTGCAGCGTCGAGCATGTCCATCGACACAGTGGCTTTGCGCTTTACCGTTTCGAGGTAGTTATCCTCGGCCTTCTGGTCTGCAATCTTGCGCTTTGCCATTATGCTGTCTTCCATCCGCCCGAAGCGGCCAAACTGCGGTTTCTCGTGTAACGATCCACCGGATTACGTGAGTGATCCACCTTCGTCAGAAGTGCAGGCCATGCCTCGTAGACCGCGCGGCCTATCAGGCTACAGCAGTCAACCGCGTCGTCATGCTTGCCAGCGGGAAAGCGGATTAGCTGGTCCACAACCTCGCCAGCCCAAGGGGACTTCGGGAATGAGACCTTGCCGTTAGCCGCAAGTGCCTGGAACGCCCTAGCCCGTGTCGGCTTGTCGTGGATGCTTGCCACCCATTCGACGCTCGCCCACGTCTTGCGTTCGTCCATCCGCTTCTTCAGCGGGCCTTCGATAGCCCGTTTGATGACACCACTTTCAGCAAACCATGTGAGCGGCTTGTGCTTCCCGATGAGGTCGCACCACTTTTCAATCCAGACCCCTGCGTCTGTCTGGCCACGCCACCAATCGACAGCGTATATGGTGCTGTCAGGACCCACGCCCCATATGGCGTGCTCTGTATAATCCCCCCCACCGTCAGTGACAGCGAAGTCAGAAGTCCCGAACAGGTTGACCTTTGGTCTATCATCATGGGTCTTGAACCACTCGCGTCTAAAGAACGTGCCCTCGTCCGGCTGCGGGTCCTGCTGAAACAGCGCAGAGAAGAACCGGGGCAGCGAGTTCGCTCGGATGCGGTCGAGTGCTTCAACTGGGTAAGCTTCCGGCCAGAGCGCCGCCCCGGAACTGTCTATGGCGGGAAGTTGGACAATCTCCCACTTGTCGCCGCCGTTGTTCTGTTGCTCAAGCAGAAAGCCTGAGAGGTCGTCTTCATGCATCCGGTGATTGATGAGGATAATCGCCCCACCAGGCTGCAGTCGGTTGTAGACCGACCCTTGGTACCATTCCTTGACGGCCTTGCGCTCTAGTTCACTTTGCGCATCGGCCATGGACCCGAATGGATCGTCGATGACAAATTCGTCCGCGCCTTTGCCCAAAATCTGAGATCCAACACCGACCGAGTAGAATATCCCGCCCTTGTTGGTGTGCCACCTAGCAGATGCCTGACTATCCTCGGCCAACCTGACTTCAGGGAATAGACGACCGTAATCCTCTGACCGGATGATGTTTCTAACTTCGCGACCAATATCGGACGCAAATTCAGCAGAGGCGGACGCTGCGATGATCTGGCGATGCGGGAAATTCCCCAAGCAAAAGGCCGGGTAACGTCTTGAGGCTAGTTCAGTCTTCCCATGCCTCGGAGGCATCAGGAGCATCAGGCGGTCTACATCGCGGCGCATGACGCGCTCGAGTTGCTCGGCTACGATGCGGTGATGCTTGGCGGTCTTGTAGCGGTCGTAGGTGTACTCGGTAAAATCAATGAGGCTTCGTCTGGCCTTCCGCCTTCGCAGCAACTCCTGTGCGGCTTGTGCTTCGATCGGCAATGACGCGCTCAAGGTCTGCGTCGGTCCATTCTGTGATGGGCTGTTCATGTCGTGTGGTTACGTCCACTGACTGCGGGGCTTTGCCGTCAATGCGGTCAGCGATTTCCTTGAATGCAGCGAGGTCGCCCTCTACTGCCATTTCGACAACCTTCGCAGCGGCGACAGCAAGCTTCTTGCGGCCCTGTGGGTCGTCGTCATGCACGCGATGAGCGGCCAGCATGAGCGCATCGCGGATCAACTTGTCTTTGCGTTGCCCTGAGTTGCCGTTGCCAGCCATTTTATGTTCGCTAACTCGTTGATGTTGAAATATTATTGCGTCAGCTTGAACTGTCTGTGATCAGACCCAAAGTGGACAGTGCAGTCAGTAATGACTGCAGCGCAGCGTTTCCGCCTCTTGAGCCTGTGACCGTCTGCTTTGCAACTGGGGTTGTGTTGTAAAAACCGACGCTGGAGACAACTTGCAAATTACTCAGTGTAGCGACACCAGAGCCCGCAACCCTTGTCAGGCGAAGATTGCCCGTAGCTGAGTCAACGCTGATGCCCCAGTCCTTTGTGCCATCAACAGACAAAAGCCGCAGATGGTTCGAATCATGCTCATAGGTGGCGCGGCCCCGAACGATGCGCTCATAGAAGTTTGAAGAGGCTACGATCTGCCCAATGTCGTAACTGAGACTGTTCGACGTTGTGACAAGCGATCCACCCTCCGCAATAGGCTCGTTAAAATAGAAGCTAACCACGTTGAACTTTGTGTAGTTCATTTTGATGCCGACACGCCCGGTCAAAGAGCCAAAAGTGTCAACGGCTAGCAAGTCGAAGTTGTTGGCATACACGCCCAAGTTATTCGTTGCGTGCGCGGATGTGTGGTAAACCCCAATAGCGTTGTTGGCCGTGAGAGATACCCGGCACACGCCGCTGAAGAAGTTGTTGTCGCACCATTCTGCAAGATCAATGCCGACAACTTTAACATCTGTCGCAGATAGGTCGTGAAGCGTGTTCAGCGTAACCACCTGAGGCGTCCCCGCCAGGCCGATCAGCCTTACGAATGTGCCGCAAGTCCCGTCATGCAGAATGTTTGCCACGGTGTTAAATGCGGCATTGCGGTTGCCTGTAGGGTTAGTTCCCGCTGAACTGTCAGCACGGATGTCAATTGCAATAGAAGTTGCAGAAGTGCCCTTCAATAGAAGGTCGGACAGCGTGCATTTGTACGGGCCGTAAAGTTCAATTATTTTTGTGGCCGCTACCGCGTCTATTTTCAGGTTTACAAGGCCTGCAGACACGAGCACCGCTGCGCTGGAGCTGGTTATAACCGCTCCAGTTGAGCCAGCCCATAGAATTTCGCTCTCTTGCCCGACACCGCTCAACATCGCGCCGTTCTTTAGCGTCAGGCTGCCGTCTATCGAATAAGTCCCAGCCGGAACGTGTATCTCTTCGCCGCCGCCAGATGCTGCTAAGTCAATAACAGCTTGGATCGCCGCCCTGTCGTTAGTAACGCCGTCGCCCTTAGCACCAGCCGCGCGCACATTGTAGGGAAACTCTGCTAGCTCCCAATAAGCCGTTGCTGAATTGCTTGTAATGTAAGCCCCGTGGCTAGGGGCAGCGTTGACCCGCTTGTAAAGCGCGCCGCCACCATCTCCGACCGCGTAGTAACCAGCCGTCCTGACCCAAGAGATCCCGCTGTCAATGTTTGAGCCATTTACATCAGCGACAGTGTTGTAAAGCTGCGCTGTGTTCTGCGGGACACTAGCTATATTGGGTAAAAAAAAAGCGCTTCCGGCTCTTGGCTGGATGGTTATGCGGAATTCTTCAATATCGCCGCTGGATGTCGTGACCTTGAAGTCAACGTATCCGAAGCCCTTGAGCCTCTGGGTGATTCGCGTGGTGGTGTTGGATGTGTTTGTAACCGTGACGCCGGTCGGGGTCCGTGTGACGCCGGAGATCGTAGCGCCGTCCAGATAGCTGGACATGTCCACGATGTAGGTCAGGTCGTCGTTGTCTTCCTGGTACGCGGAAAACTCTTGCGGGTTGACGACAGTGAGGCCACGGACGGCATGGCGCTTGTTCGTGGCTAAGACTATGGTCCTGTCAGCCACAACCGCACTCCTCAACGCAAAAACCGCCCAGAGTTACCCGGGCGGCTGTTTATTCTAAGTCGAATCAGTACGCAGTTCGACCACTCCGTTATTTATGCTTTAGAGGTTTTTGCTGCGCAAGGATATTTGTCCTAGCGGCCATCCGCCCGCCTCGGTCTATCATTTGTTTGGCCCTGTCGCCCGACACACCAACGGCCCGTCCTACCGCTGCATAGGTGAACCCTCGGGCGCGCAACCATATGCACACGAACATATGACCATCGCGGTAGGGCTGCAGCGCCTCAAGGGTCCTGCCTCGTCGAAACGCCTGCCACTCTAGAGACTCGAGCTTCCACTTGCGGTCGCTCATCGTGCCAGACCGTAGTGACGAGCGAGTGCGTCGGTGAATCTTTGCAGCCACACCATCGCCTCGTGCGGACTCCCGCCCACATGCTCCATGATCCAGCGTCCAGCTGACTTCCCATTGATAGCCACAGCATCAACCATCGGCACAGCGTACTTGCTCAGGTTCGTCAGGCAGATGATGGCGTTCGCCCTTCTGGCAATAGCAGCCACCCGCATGTCTGAGAACTCAGTTGTCCCGCCGTTCACCGTCTGGCCATAGCCTCCGATACAGGCAGGCATCAGGCCGGCAAGGTAAGCATCCGCCTGCCATTTCTTGAGCGCGTCAGCCTGGGTCTGTGAGATATACGCACGACGAAGGTACCATTCCACCATATCCTGCTCCACCCTTACTCGCCTCGTTTGACGGTCTTGCGGGTCGGGTTGCTCAACAATGTGAAAGGCTTGCCGGCGCGCTTCCGGGGTTCCGAAGTCTGACCCTTGAGGTTCTTCTGCCTGTTTTCGTCTTGCCACGCTTCAAACTCCCTTGCTGTCGCTTTTGCGCCTAGGACTGCCTTGGCGCGGGATGAGTAGATTTCTGCGCTGTCGGATATGACTCGACCGTTGGGGGACCGGGCAGTCCAGAACCACCCGGTTTTTGCTTTCCAGAACTCAATGGGCATCGGAGGCGTCCGGCGCTTCCGCGTGTACAGCAAAGCCATTCAGCGCCGGCTGCTTGGGCTGGCGAGCCTCGCGCTTCTTGCGCTCCTGCTTCGGCTTGATGTTGAGCGCCGATGGCTGGCTGGCCTTGATGAATGCCGCCTCTAGGTCGGCTGCAATCTGCCTGTGCGTTTTGGTGGGGTCGCTTACAAGCGCCATAATCTCTTCGAACTTCATGTCGGCCTCCTTGGGGTCAAAATCAAATGCGGGGGTGTAGGCGTAGTTCATGCGGCGACCCTGATCGCCACCTTGCAGCCGAAGTGCCGCTCAAGCGCCTCGGTGCAATTCCGTCTCAGCCATTCGGCTTTAAATTCGTTGTCCACAAACACGACGTTTTCGTATTCGCCCAACCTCGCGTCGGCGAAGTAGTTGTGCTCGACGGTCTGGTGCACCGTGTCGAGGTATCTGTCCCAGTTTGAGTTGCGGCGCAGCGGTGAGGTTCGGTAGTTGAACGCAGCCATCTGCTCAGTTGGCTTGAGCCGGCGCTCATGAACCTTGCGCTCCTCGGAAACCTTGACCACCCGGTCATTGACCTGGCGCTCTGCCGCCTTGCGGATGTCGGCAGGCTTCGGCCAGCGGTCCCCGGTCTTGACCCACTCGCTCACGCCACGTTCGACCGTGGACGCAGGCAGGTCTGACAGGGCCTCAAGCCACTCGTTCGCCATCTGCTGAAGCTGGCTTGTGTTGCGGCCCCACGGATCGCCGAAAACTGCTGCTAATCTGTACAATTGCCGCGATACGACCTCGCCGTCCGAAGGCTTGGCGAAGTCATTCCCCAGCAGCTTCACGTTGAGCGCGGGCGTCGGCGTAGAGTCGGCCAAATACCTCGCCGGCTGCGGAAGTCTGCCCATGCTGTCCATTTGATTTTCCGTATCCATTTCCTGCGCCTTTCGAGTTCAAAATCCAGTTAATGAAGGTCTGTCGCCAATCTTTTTTCATTGGGTTTTTCGCGTCCGGGCTGGCCCAATAGTGGCTGAACTTCACCACCTCGTGCCGCATGTCGACGGATGGCAATCCGGCCCGTGATCGGGCATCCCTGGCCGCCTCAAGCCATTCGTCGGGAATGCTGTTGTCCGGGTGCCAACGTGTGCCGCGTGAAACTTCTGGCTTCGGGTCTTTGGATTTGGAGACAGGAAGAATTTGAATTTCGGGCTCTGGGGAAGCGAGAACTTGTTCTCGCGCGTCTTCTCCATTCCCTTCCCTTTCCTCTTCCCTTATTCCATTCCCTTCCTCTTCCAGCGGGGGTACTTGCTTCCCCGTTGCTTCCCCGTTGCTTCCCTCTGACTTCACAGTCGGTTCTGGGTACTTCGCTGGCTCGGAAGCTTCTTTCCCTCCGAAGCGTTGGTGCTCGGCAAATGACGGAATGAAACCGTACCGCTTGCTTCCCACTTCATAGGTCTGGATGAAGCCTGCAGCCTCTAGCGCGCGGATCGTGTCGGCCATGTCGAAGTCCAGGAACGGCAAGATGTCCAGCTTCAGATGACGCGGCTTGCACTCAAATCTGCCGAAGCGGTCGCAGTGACCCCAGAGGCCAGCGAAGACCAGCATGACGTGTGCGCCGTGCTCCGCTGCAAGGTCTTGCAAGCCTTCATGCCGGAAGAACTCAGGCTTGATGGTCCTGATGCGTGCCATTCAATGCATCCTCGTCACTGTGTACGTGCCGTCGCCCTTGGTACGGATGCTTCCGCACATGCCCTTGACGTACAGACCTGACACCTTGGCCTTTGCCTCCCGCAGCGTCTGGAAGGTCCTGACCTCGCCAATCTTCCACTGGCGCAGTTCGCTCCAGCCTCTACCCTGACCGGGGTCGATGCGGGTTGCCCCTAGCTGCTGCCAGCGGGCCTTCTCGGCTTCGGTTGGTTGGCGGCGTGGGTGAATGCCAGGATCACCCATCAGGAGCGCGGTGATGTCTTTCATGCGCGCACCATTGAGTGCTCAGAGACCTGCTTCGCCGGCTGGTTCCAGCGGGGCGGGATTGTGACCGGGGCGGCTGGGTCTCGGTTCGGAAGCCCGCCGACCATGTTCGACCGGACGCTGTAGATGTGACTGCCGCTTGGGGATGTCTCGCCCAACTCTGACAGGCCGAAGACCTCGGTCTTCACGGTGTAGCCGCGTGCAAACCAATAGTTGCGGATCTTCATTGCGAGGAACTCGCTATCCTCTCGGGACGCGGTCCACATGCGGGTAGGAAGGTGTGATTGGATGCCGCCCATTAAACTGTCTCCACGTCGATGTTCAAAATTGCTTTCATAAGCTTCTGCTTCAGTTTGAATTCCGGGGTGATGACACCCTTCACATCCTCGACCACGCGGCGCTGTCCCTCAAAGAAGACCGCGTCAGCGATGTAGGTGCAGATTTTGGTGCCGTTGATTTCGAGGGCGAAGCGGACCTGCCGCTCCAGCTTGCTGATCTCTCCGGCCTTCTCGCGCAGCTTCAGATGGCACCAGCGCGCGTATTCTTTCTTGGACGCAAACCGGCCCTCGTCAGTGACGACCGGCTGATTCCGAAACTTGGATTTCCAGGGCTGCGCCATGTGTCACCTGAGAAAAGGGGGGTGAGCTTGACGCCCACCCCAGTTGACCCCGCGCCAGGGGAGGTTAGGCGCGAGGCAGTGCTTAGGCAGTCACCGCTTTGGGCGGGACAATTGCGCTCTCGGGCAGTCGGACAACGTGGCCAACCGGCGTGTCATTGGTGATGAGTGCTTCCCGGGACGGGATGCGTCCAAACTCTGCGAACAGAGCAAACAGCTCCAAGTCGTATCTTGCGCGAGCCTCTGCCACTGCGGTCTCAGCCTCCCGCTTGGCCTCGGAAATCTTCGCGTTCATCGTGTCCGTAGAAGTCGCAATCGCCCTCTTCAGTGCGCCCTCGAGCGCGGCTGACTGCTGGTCGAATGTTGCCCTCTGGTCGGGAGCCAAGTTAAACGACAGTTCGATGAGGCCGTTCTGGTGGCTGAGGCGATGATACTTGCCCTTCACCTCAGTGACCCGGCCTTCGCCCTTGTTGATTTCAGCGGCTTTGTCGCTGAGAAAGCTAAGTATTTTCATTGCGGTTCTCTCCTTCTGTTTGTGTTGTCCCCACCGCTCTCCGCTGCATTAACGCAGCGAATTTCCTGTATTCCGCGA